CCCCGTGGCCACTCCTAACGCTGATCTTCCTGTCCCCACGGGCTATCGCATTTAGAAACTTGACCTGCCACGGGTCAGGGTCAACCCCCAAAACCTCCCGCACAAATAGCACCGGATCAGGCTGATAACGCTCCACCCACTGACTGAAAACATTTTCTTTCATGGGTGGATCGTCTCATAAATGGCCCACGCCTTCGGACTCATCGCCCACTTGTGCCCATCCAGCTCATCACTTCTCACAAGTATCAAAAGGTAATACGTCATCGCCAAATCAAACCTCTCCTCATGTATCGCCTCAATCATCCTAATCCTCAAATCCAACATCACCACCGACAAATGCAGCGCTGTCAATAAATCAGTCATTTGGTTTGCCTCTCTTGATTCAATTTCCTACCCGTCTCCCGATTGGTCCAGCACGATGCACAAATCCATCTCCCCGCACTCATCTGCACACCACCCTCCGGCAACCTCATCTCTTCACACTTATTACAAAGCTGTAATTTGTGACCATGCACATTCCCATTCAATCTAACCGGATTATTTACAAAATTGCTTTTCATTATCAGTAAGTTTATTTATTTGATTGTCTTTATGTGTAAGCCACTTATTACCCAATACTCTCATTGCCTTAATATACTGTCTCTGATTATGTCTATTAGTGCTATTAGGCACATAATCAACATTAAATAAATACCTGACTTTAGTTAATAAGGTTATATTCATATTACCCCCACGATTTGATTAATATCCACCCATGCATGCCAGACAATTGTGCTGTCTGGATTCGTCAGTGTGCAAAACACCTTGCTGTCTTTAATCTCATCAGTGTCCAACACAATCCACTCCTGGTCCTTGATTGTGACTGTCGCTTGCTTCGTTTTCATAGGCTTAGCTCCGTTGTTTGTGGAGTTGACATTTTTGCACAATTTGACTTATTTGTTAACTACCTCAAAATTTTTTTAGAAAATTTTTTTTGTAGGTGTTTAGTGCCGCCACAGTCGCCCCCGCCAAACCGGCCATGGGGGGGGGTCGCGGCCACCGACCGCCAGCCGACCGCCACTGGGTTGTCCACGGATTTTGGCCAACCTTATCCACAGATTCCTGTGCATAACTGCTGATGTAATACTTTGATGCACTTAATTCTGTGGATAACTGCTTATCCACTTAACATAATGGTCGTTGTATAAAGTAGCTGAATCATTTGGTATTCATATCCTCTGAATTGTCTACCAATACGATGCTGCGCTTGCGCAGTGCATCGAGGGCCATGCTTCCAAGGTCGATGTTGACCAGTGGTTGCTGCTTGTCACCATACTCATCTGGAGCCTGCTTAGAGGCCAGCCAGCGCCTTGTATCCACTCTCAGCTTGGCCACTTGTGCGTCTTGAGGTGTAGCAGAGTCTGCAATTTCTAGCGTCTGCTCTGCTAAACTTCGACCACCTCGTGCGCGCGCCCGCGCAAGGGCAGAGGCCCGCGCCTCACCTCCACGCTCAATCCAATCGTAAAAAGCTGTATGGCTCACAGCTAGAGACCGAGCCAAGCTGAGAATGGTCTCACCTTCGGAGAGTCTGTCTAGCATGGCAATTTCGCCACCGGCAGCGTGAATCTTCTTGTTGACATCGGTGGCCTCTTTGCGCACAAGAGCTGCTTGCTCTTTCAATCCCATTTGTCTGGCTGCAATGTTGTCAGCCACCTCTGCCAATGTTTTAGCTTTTGCCATTCAAATAATCCTCAATGATTTTGATTGCATCTGGCGCTGATCGGGAGACCAGGCACAGATATCCTTTTGCGTTTAACTGCAAAACCACAGTGCTTTGTTTGCTTGAAACCACTCCGGCCTTGGTCTTCATCTCCACAAATAACCCATGAAAGCCATTTTTAGGCTCCAAGACGCAAAGATCAGGCATCCCTGCTAAAACCCCTTCAGAATGCAACCTAACGCGCTCTGAGGCCGTTCTATCGCCTCCATTCGGTATTGCCGCAATGATGATGTCTGGATAAAACGCACGAATGTGCTGCACCACCTTGACTTGCTCAATGTGTTCAATGCTTTTACGCTTGCGCTTTATGTCAACCACCATGACTCGGATTCTACTGCCGAGGCTTTGGCTTGGAACAAATGGCATCGGTGTTTGACATCGGTTGGAAATGTGGCATAGCCAGTTCGGCTGCATTGATGTTCGGACCATGTGATGGTTGCCCAACCATTCCGAATCTTTGCCTCATCAAACATCCACTGGAGTGGCTTTGAGTTGACCTTCCTGTGCCTTTCCATCTGTTCGGCTGGCATGGACTGGCGCTGCTCGACCATTTCCGCATTAGCGCAGTTTTGGCAGAAAACGCGCTCATCTTCTACCATTTCATCAATTGTGGATAACCTGTGCATAACTTTCCTTCTTGTTGGACCATCTAATGCTCGTTTCTAATACGGAAACCCCTTAAGGAATTTTCCGCCTTTCCGCATTAGAAATCTGAGTAGCTACCAAGCCGAGACTGGTCTGTGGATAAGTGGGTCTAACGACCCTACTTATCCAACAATCCCTGCCATTGTCTAATACGGAATTCCGCATTAGTTCCGTATTAGTTCCGCCTTTCCGCATTAGACCAATCATGTCAGCTTCACCCAGCCTGACAGTGGCTCATTTGGTGCGAATCTGGTGAAGATGGCCGTGCCAATGTGCTTGCGGATATAGCCTGCATCTGAGCCTTTGACAGTTGAGAATATTTCAGTCCAGTCCAGTTGATAGGCGTTTTGGAGTTCTTTTGGCACAACTGGCCTGCCTGGTCCTCTGCGCATAATGACGCTGCCTTTGTCATTGATGATGGACTGGACATGGTTGCAAACCTCATCGCACTTGTCTTGGATGCGCTGCTCTTTGGCGGTATCTTGTATTGATTGCTTGGCGGCCATTCGGTCTTGTTCTGACGACATGGCTGGAATAGCCACCCGACAAATAATCTCTTGCATATCACCAGCTGGGGTTAAGACAACTTCTGGGAATGTGATGGAGTCGAATTTGATCTCTCTAAATTGCGGCTCATAGCGCGTTTTGGTGAGCTTCAAGTAGCGTTGGTTATCCTCATCCATGAAAAGCACTCCTGTGAGGGTTGCGTCACCTGTGAATGCACTTGCACCACGGGCCATGGCATCGGAGTCTTGTCTGGAGATTGTTTTGTTTGTATGGGTCAGGATGCAGACTGGCGCTTTTTGCTGAATGAAGATGGTCTGCTTGATGGCGGCAATATATGCACCGACTTCAGAGTTGTCGTTCTCATTGTCAATATCCATGGTGGCATTGGCCGTGTCTAAGACCAATAATGGTTTGATGCCGTTAACAGTGTGTCTTTCAATATTATGGGCAAGCCTGAGTAAATCTTTGACATTGGACCTTCTGGCATCAATAACCACAAACCAGTCATTCAGATTATTTATCTTGTAATGCTTTGAATATGCGAAAAGAGTTCGGATTATCTGGTCCGAGTCTTCAGTCACGATAATTGACTTGCGTTTCTTTTTAGCGTGAATCTCGCATCCATCTACTGCAAACCCTGCCATGACCATGCACATTGACAGCACTGCCGTGGTCTTTCCGACTCCAGGCTGACCCGCCAAGATGAAGAAAGAATGGGCCATGAATCCCTCGATCAAGTAATCGATGGGGTTGAGATGGGTCAGGTCTAGCGTGAGTTCTGGCCATGACGGGTCTGGGGTTTCTGTGGTGGCTGGCGCATTGATGACAGCTGCAAAGTCTTCCACCGCTGACTTGCGCTCGGACTGCTTGGTTGGCGGCTGATAGCCACAATCCTTGGCGTGTTTGAAGAGTGTGCCAATGCCAACACCTTTGCCATGGTGGAAGCTCTTCCAGTGGGTTTCAATGTCTTTTGAGCCTTGGTATTTAGTCCCGCCTTGGGACCATGTATCCCATAGGCTACAGCCCTGCTCTCCGAATTCTGTATGCAGCGCTTGGCCTAACTCAATCCACTGGTCATAATCACAGTCAGGGGAAATGTGCTGCAAAGCCTGCACGGCCTTGGCCATTTCATCTGGCGCGCCTTTGGACAGCATCTGAGTGAAGTCAAAGGATTGTGATGGTGGTGCAGGCTTTGGCTCTTGCAGCTGGTGCTGCTCGATGATGCCCCACTCTTGGAGCAAGGCAAAAAGGTCCACGGCCTCTTGGAATTCACCGACCACCGCATTGCCACTGAGTAGCACTGACTTTCCGGCACTGTTTGGGAGACCAAATACTTCCAGCTCCTGACCACCGCCTAGCTTGTATTTGGGCAGCACCAAGTCCTCATTTTTTGGTGGCTGGACCCAAAGGAAAACATGGCGGCCACGGCCAGAGACTGAAACCTCGGTCAGCATTTGCTTTTGCTTGACGTACTTGGCCATGCGCTGGATGGCCACGTTGGTGGGGCCAGAGGCGTGTTTCATATCCACATCGAGGCAAACCAAATAGTTCCCTGATGCGGAGATGATGGGGCGCTGCTGGACTAGGCCAAGGTATTGGCCATGTGGTGCGTCTTCCATGGCCCAGACATCTTCAGCGTTGTAGAGATCAGTGGGGTCTGTATCCCGTGCTACACCTTGGCCACTTCGCTTGTATGGAATCTTTTTATTGCCTTGCAGGGCAAAGGTACAAAAGACCGCATCTGGGGCGACAGCGCCTATCTTGCAGGCCACAGTCTGGGACTGCTGGAACGTATTGTTTTGGGGTGTTTCAGTTATGATGGCCACTGAAATTCCTTTAGTTGGGTGTTTCATTGTTAGTTGCCCTTGAGTTGGACTTTCGCCTGGTAGTGTTAACGCGCTGCCAGGCTTTTCTTTTGGGGGCGTGAGGTGTGGATTCTATGCTTGCTAGAGAAAAGCCCAATTGATCACACTGGACCAAAAGGCAATCATCACGGCCAAAAGTAAAACCCAGACATAACCTGGTCTCATTCTTTAGCCCTGACCAGACTTGGCGCAGTCACCTTCTCACCGACTAGGTCTTCGCTGACTTCGACTCCAAGTTTTAAGACAGCACTGGGGCTTTTGAGTTCCCACACCTTCAAGTTGTCTTTGAATGCTTCCATGACCAAAGCCTCATCTTTCCAGAATTTGGTCTTTCGGCCTGCGCGCATGGCCCAGCCTGTGATGGTCTGGCCATTGGTCAATTGATCTTTGGCGGCAGCCTGCACAGAATCGGCCCATGCGGCCACCAGCACAGCGTTTTCTAGCATCTCAGGGGTGACTGTCGTGTCGGGCTTGAAATCGCTTCTGGCGACTTCTTGGACCTTCTCACGCATGGATGGGCAAATGGTCTTGGCCTTGCAGTATCGGCAGGCATCGGGGCTTGGGTTAGTGGGTGCATCGCCTGTGAGCGCCAGCTCGGCTGCCGACTGCAAGCGCCTGCCGTGCAGCTCTAAGCGTAGGCCAGACACTGTCCACTTGCTGTGGCCAACCCGCGGCTGAAATATGTGCATGGTGCAAGTGATGCTGGTGGGCGCTTTGAGCTGGCGCATTGCACCAAGGGCATAGGTCAAGAGCTGCTTGTTGTCTGTGGCATCGACTGGGACTCTTCCGGTCTTGAGGTCTAAAATATGTAAATGGTTGCCATCGACTAAGACTGCGTCAGCCGTGCCACCCAGTGCTGGGTGCAAAGACTTCAAGCCTTCATCCAAGTTGACTTCGATGAGCTTCTTTCTAGGATTCTCGACCAGTGCATTGACAAAGTTGGCATAGCTTTGAGCCATAGACAGGTGATCTGGGTCAGTGCCAGCTGGGATTTCTTTGCCGGTCAGGATGATCTCTGACAGTTCATGGATAGCAGTGCCAATAGCGGCTGCTTCGCCTGCTGGCTCATAGGGCATCAATGACTCAAGGCGATAACTGCCTGGACATTGCATGAAGCGGTCTGTGCGGGATGCTGACAGTCTTGCGTGTTTACGATTTTCGTGCATGGTTACTTTCTCCTTTGATTAACTTAACTGTGTGGCCACGCACTTTGTGGCCATAAATAATTGCTGATGAGACAGAAGCGCCATGCACTCCAAGGTGTCTGGCCGCAGCGTTTTGACTTGGGAATATCTGACCATCAATTTCCACTTGATTTGTCCAGACATGAGACTTTCTGTTTAATGATTTGTAGCTGTGTCTGTGGTTATCAGAGCATGAAAGCCATTCAAGATTTTCAGCCCTGTTGTCTTCCCTGTTGCCATTCTTGTGATTGACTTGCAGCAAGGTGTTGCCAGGAATAAATGCCGCAGCGACAAGCCTATGAACCAACATGCAGCCACCTCGCCCCAAATGGACCGCCATGTATCCATTGGGAAATGATTGCAATTTCAAAATGCGACCAGTCAACAATCTTTTATTGACAAATCCATGCTTATTCATCTGATGGATTTCTCTGTCAATACTTCTGACACGGCCAAAATTGCTGACTTCATAGCCTGGCTTATTCTGAATTTGCTTCCACTCTTCCACATCAATCTCCAAGTTGTTTAGTAAAACTGGCATGTCGATAATGTATCACGGGCTAAATGATTTGTGAAATGATTTTCTG